CCATCCACCCTCTTCAATACCTTTCCACTCTCTAGGATCAATAGTAATTACTACTACATCACCATTATCATCAATAAGTACATCATCTGTTGGAAACTCATCAGATGTTTCTAATCTATTGGATGGTTTACCTTTTTTTATAGACTTCATATCTTTATGAATTTGAGGTTTTTCAGTTTGTATAGCAACTACATTATTAAACATAATATTGCTTGTAGTAGCACCAGGTGATAATGTAAGAAGGTTGTTTCCTGCTAAAGCAGTAGTTGATAGTAGAAGTGAAAATATTAAAACTAACTTTTTCATCAATCTCTCCTTTTTACAGATGATTTAGCTATTTCTTCATCATATTTTTTCATATCAGCTTTAGTGAAGTCTGGTTTCTGTTTTAGTGTAACTGTTATCTTTAGTTTTTGATTTAATCTAATTAGATCATTATCTAGTCTTCTTACTCTATCAATAAGACCTATTAGAGTTTTGTTAGCTTCACCTAACACAGGACTAACTTCTGTAGTCGTCCACATCCAGATGAAATAAATGAAGTATCCCATTCCACCAGCTGCTATAATAGGGAAACCATATTTGTTAACAAGTTCACCTATATTATCCATTTTGTATATTCCTTATTATTTTCATTGATCTTGTAATCATTAATAATCTTGACTTGTTACTATTATATACGCAATAATATCTAGTACCGTCTCGTCTTTTCTTTTCCTCAATCACGAAGTTCGTCTTTTCTTTCTCCGCCATCTTCGTCCCTGACTAATGTTCTCATATCATTAGATCTTGAACTAATTTCAGGATCCATTGGAACATCTATTATTTGAGAAAGTAGTTTATCGGTCTTAACAATCTCATTATTAATAACTCTCACTCTCGCATCTAATCCAGAAATAATAGCTTCGAGGCCTTTGATAGATTTGATAACAGTGCCTAAGATAAACTGCATCATCTTAAATACAAAATATCCAGCAGCAGCTGCAGCGGCTATTGGAAAACCAACATCGGCTAATAATTTAACAAAAAATTCCATATTAATGTCTCAACACAAACAATACACCCATACCAATTGCAAATAATACAAATATACCTATTAATGATGCAATAATGATCTGTTTAGTATTTTCAGCCTCTACTTTTCTATTACGTTCGTCTAGCTCAGCTTTTGCTTTTGCCTTCTTGTATGCTTCTCTTTGTGCTGGTGACATTCTTGCCATTCTTTGGCGTTCTTGTTCATCAGCTAATTCTCTCATTGCTTGTTGTCGTAAAAGATTATTATTACGTGCAACCTCATTATTTATTTTAATTAATTCATTACGAGCCTTGGTAGCCTGATTCTTAGCTTTTACTTTTTTAATATCATCAGAGAAACCAAATACGGAATCTGTAATCGCTTCACCCCATTGTTTACCAACATTAGCAGCTTCCTTAGGGTCTGTAGGTATCATCATGTTTCCTATCTTGTATCTAGAATTATATACTTACCATTTTGACAAGTCATACGTACTTTTATAGTCGAGTCTTCTTTTGCTGTAGCTTCAACCCAAGCATTCTTACTACCCTGGTTGCTGAAATCAGCTTTGACGTTCCACATTGGCCAACGGTATTCTTTAAGTTCATGATAAAAATAATGCATTCTCCAATAACATTGTGACCATTCCATATCATACGATTGAGGTATGATATCTATTTTATTTCTCCGGTTAACCTACGCTAAAAGATTTACCACAGCCACATGACGAAGATTCATTGGGATTTCTGATTACTAATGCACTGCTTCCAAGCTTCTGTTCATAATCTATTTCTGTGCCAATCACATATAAAAGGCTTGTATTATCAACAACGAATTTATGTGATTCGTCCAAATCTATTACTACATCCAAAGGCTCTATTTTATTAGAAAAATCATACTTGTAACTAAAACCAGCACAACCACCACCTACAACTTCCAAACGGATCGTATTCTGGTTTTCTAGTGCGCAGGCATTAATTAGGTATTGTTTGGCTTTTTCTGTTAAACTAACGAATTTTTTCATATCAGATGTTCATTTTTTAGTTGAATTATTACTAGTATTATATTATATATATTTATGTAGACGCCTTAAGGGTCTACATTACATTCAACCTTGCTTAATAGGAGGTCTATATGACTCGTTTAGATATCGCTAAGTTTTTTGATATGCCTGGTTTTGACAAGTTCTTCGTCGGTTATGAGCCAATGCTCAAGAGATTTGAAGACGCTCAAGCCACTCTTGCAAAAGTAATACCAAATTATCCTCCATACAATATCGTCAAAGTTGACGAAAACAAGTATGTAATCGAAATGGCTGTTGCTGGTTTCGGTAAGCACAATCTTGATCTTGAGTTTCAAGATGGTACACTTGTTATTTCAGGTAGCACTGCTGTTGGCAGTGAAGAGGATAACCAATACCTTTATAAGGGTATTGCAGACCGTTCATTTACACGTAAGTTCTCACTTGCAGACACTGTGGAAATTAAGGGTGCTGATTTAGTAAACGGCATGCTTAAAGTATGGCTCGAAAACATTATTCCTGATTCAAAGAAGCCTAAGAAGATTGATATTACTGATTCTGCTACTGAGAGCAACGTTGCTGATACAAAGCAGCTGTTGACAGAAAAAGGAAAGTAATATGTCTAACATAGGTAAAAAAATAACTCGTTGGTTGAGACACCAATCGAGAATGAAACAAACTGTTTCTGAATTGAGTGCTCTTTCAGATAGAGAATTATCTGACATTGGAGTTGCCAGATGTGATATATACAGAGTAGCAAGAGGATTAGCAAGATGATTGACGCTATTACTCTTCTTATCACAGCTGTCACTGGTTACGTATTCTTGAAGGATATGTAATATGTGGCCATACACTATAGACGAATTAGTTATAATCAATGAAGGATCAAAATAATGGAAGAGCTTAATACATTCATTGATACAGTACAAAGTACTAAGAAAGCTGTTGTTAAATCATTGGTAACTAATAGCACTATTGCTGATAGCCTCAATGGTTTCATTGATGCACAAACAACTTATACTAAAGAAGCTGCTAAAGCTACTGTTAGTGCAATTGGTGTTATTACTGGTGAACTTGCCAAGATTAATGAACAGCTTTGGAATGGTAAGTCGTTTAAAGCTATGCAGACAAAGATGAGTGACGATCTCTATTCATCTTTCTGGAAAGAAGCTTTCAAACAATATAACCCATCATATAAGTAATTTCAAGGGGGCTACGGCCCCCTTTTTAGTTGATTTAATTTGCAAACCATTCTATAATACTAGAATGAACAAACTTAATCGTAATATTATACGTGACAAAATCCTTGAGTATGCTCCAAGGATGCAACCACTGTTGCCAAACCTTCCATCACATCCAAATGGTCGTATTGCAATTGCACATATGTATTCTGTACTAGAAGGTGTGTTTGGTTGTCGAATCAATGATGTTAGAGATTGTAGACTTAACGATGCTCTTGAAATTTTAAAATATACAATGGATAATGCTAGTCAATTACAAATCATGACTCATCTATGTGAAACATATCAGCCTGAACCAAAGGCACTTCCTACACCAACCCTGGAACAATTCTTTGAGTAAATTTTATACCAACGTTTCTTTATATCGCAACGACATTCTTCTACGTGGGTATGAGGATGGTCAACGTGTACAATATACGATTCCTTGCAAACCATATTTGTTTATACATTCCAAGAATGCTAACTCACTATATCGTAATCTGAAAGGTAAGCAAGTTGACAAGGTCGATTTTGAATCTCCTTCTGCTGCTCGTGACTTTATTAAACGTTACACTGATGTTGAAGGATTTACTTATTATGGATTTACCAACTTTGTTTATCCATTTATTAATGACTATTATCCCGGTGATGTTAATTATGATCCTAGACTTGTATCTGTAGTTAACATCGATATCGAAGTTGCAGCTGATAAAGGGTTTCCTAATATCCAGACAGCTGATAAAGAGATTACTGCAATCACAATGAAGAAGAATGATTTGTATGTCGTTCTTGGTTGTGGTGATTTTGTTACAACAGACGAAAAAGTAAAATACATTAAGTGTAAAGATGAAGCTGAACTTCTTATGAAGTTTCTCGACGTATGGCGTTCTAAGACATTTTCACCAGATGTAGTTACTGGTTGGAACGTTGAGATCTTCGATATTCCTTACATTGTTAATCGTATCAAACGTATCCTTGGTGACAGTATGGCAAAGAAGCTGTCACCGTGGGAAATGTTAGAAGAACGTACTATTACTATCGCTAATAGAGAGAACCAAGTGTATGTTCCTACTGGTATCTCTATTCTCGACTATATGCAGCTTTATCGTAAGTTTTCATTTACGATGCAAGAGTCTTATCGTCTCGACCACATTGCTAATGTTGAGCTTGGTGAACGTAAACTTGATTACTCAGAATATGAAGGTCTGTTTGATCTCTATAAGAGAAACTACCAACTGTTCATTGAGTATAACATCAAGGACGTTGATCTAGTTAGTCGACTAGACGATAAACTGAAACTGATTGAGCAGGTATTTGCTATTGCTTATGATGGTAAGGTGAACTATCAAGATGCGTTCACCTCTGTGAGAATGTGGGATGTTATCATCCATAACTATCTGCTCAATCAGAACATTGTTGTTCCTCCTTTGAAGGTATCGGAAAAGGAAAGACAAATTATTGGAGCATTTGTCAAGGACCCTCAGGTCGGTATGCATAAATGGGTTGTGTCATTTGACTTGAACAGTCTATATCCACACTTGATTATGCAATACAATATTTCACCAGAGACATATGTCGGTCACATTTCTGCCATCAACGGTGAAGATGGTATACAAAAGATACTGGATGGATATCTCAATGAGCCCTCTATACGTAATCAGCTTGTTTCTTCCAACGTTGCTTGTGCCGCTAGCGGCTGTATGTTTGATAAAGATTATCAAGGTTTTCTTCCCAGACTAATGCAGAAGATGTATGATGACCGTGTCATCTACAAAAAGAGAATGATCGAAGCTAAGAAGGAACACGAGGTTAATCCTTCAGAAGAAACTGAAAAAGCAATTGCACAAAACCATAACATGCAATTGGCTAAAAAGATTCAATTAAACTCAGCTTACGGTGCATTATCAAATGCTTACTTTAGATGGTTTGATAATAAACTAGCAGAGTCTATTACTCTATCAGGTCAGCTTTCCATTAAGTGGATGGAAAGAGAGATGAACAAATACTTAAACAAATTATTTAAAACTAAGGATATAGATTATGTCATTGCTTGCGATACGGATTCTATGTACATCACGCTTGACTCTCTGGTCGGTCAATTTTTCGATGAAGGCTCTGAAGTTGAACCAATCGTCAAATTCCTGGACCGTGCATGCGAAGATCGCATTGAACCTTTTATTGAGTCATGTTATGAACAGCTTAGCGAATATGTTAATGCCTATGAACAAAAAATGAAGATGAAGCGAGAAGCGATCGCTAACAAAGGCATCTGGACTGGTAAGAAACATTACATCCT